AGTGCTGCGATGTCTTCTTGGCTTCTCATCTTCTCTTCGTCGGTTTCTTCCCGCACGTTCATTTTTTCACGCTCAAGCTCTAGTTTCTCTTCAGCGATGCGTTTGTCGTCTTCGTTCTCTTGTGATCTTATCATAAGTTCTTGTTGTTTCAATTCTAACACACCTTCATTGCCTTGAGCCATTTCCATTGTTTCATTAATTCTAGGCATGAGCTCATCCAATAGTTCTGCTTCAACTTGTGCTTTCATTTGTTCTCTTAGTGGATTAGGCGGCATAGGCTGTGGAGGCATTCCCCCTTGTTGTGCCACCATCATTTGTTGCTGTTGCATTTGTTGCTCTTGCATCAATTGTTGCTGGAGTTGTGGGTCTTGTTGCGCCATTTGTTGCAGTTGTTGTTCAGCGACCTGTTCCGCTTTAAACGCAACATGCTGAAATATATTAGAAAGTAGGGTTGTCGCCACCATGGGGTTCATTTTTGCCATTGCGTTTTCTAAAAAAGATATGTGTGATTCTATGTGTGCATCATGGTCTTGCTCCGGAAACGCTTGTACGGGCGTGCCCATTAAAGCCGCCGCATTTTCTAAAGCTGGGCTCATTGGTTCTGGTGGAGGGGGATCAGGCAGTAAAAGTGTTTCAATGTTCTCTGATCCAAGTGCCGTATACATTCTACGATACGCCTCTTTAATATTGTGGATTTCCGGGTTGCTTTGCACCAGTTGTAGCTCTTGTTGCGCCAAAGAAATGCGTTGTGCAAAAGAGAAAAAGTTTGGATCAGAGACCGGAATGACATCAACGCGACCGTCAAAGTCTTGTTGCTTTATCATTTGGTCTCCACCGACAACCTGATAAGGGTATTCGGGTGGAAGAAACTCTGAGAAAACTCTGGCTAATATTCTAAACTCTGTTTTTTGGGCATAGTGCAGTCGTTTGTGGACCGCGGACATGACCTTGGTCCCCTGTTCCATGAGTGCCAATGTTGTTCCAACCGCCGCTTGGTCGTTTCCTTCGCCCACTTGCATGTCGGTGATGGCCGCGAAGCGCTGACCGGCTTCAACACAAAAACCCATTAATTGGAATAAAGTACCGCTTGGCTCTTTATAGGGGAGAGGCATCAAAGAATCTTTTAGAGCGCCGCCTGGTGCGTCTACGTCTCTAAATTCTCCGGGTTCTAAAGGTGTCTCATCGTCTCTAATTCTTATGCCTCTGGCTTTAAAACCAGCGGGTAAATTTGCAAGTGTTCCGGCGTCAACGAGTTGTCTGAGTGCTGCTGTTGCAGTTCGGGACAGACCGCCGATCATGTGGATTAAACCAAAACCGTAGAATCCGAGTCCTGGAAGAAACTTATAGTGAACAAAATAAGGTATCTTATGTTTTAACGGGTCGTTCTCGTCATAGTTTCTACGAATCGAGAGAACTTGGCTGGAAGTTCTGTCCAGCGTTACTATAAAAGGTAGGTGTAGTCCGTCTGGGTCTTCAAAGCCAGGCATTTCCATGCTGACGTGAAACTCAAGAATCTCGTACATCGTGTCGTTGCCCGAACCACTGATGCCTTCGATCTGTTCTACTTTGTCTTGCGTCACTGTTTGTGTGCTGGTGTACGCAGGCGTTACCTCAATGTCTCTATAAAATCCAGACAACTGTTGGTTGCGAATATCATTGTAGGACATCTTCACTACGTGCGTAATTCTTGTGCACGTTTCTAAATCACTTGCCGCATACGGCACCACCAAATCTTCGACAGGGACAAATTTACTGACGGCTCTTTGTAAAGACGGATCGTAATAAACTTTCTTAAATGCAGAACCGGCCAACGGAAGATAGAACAACAATTGATCCATTTCTGGAGTGTACTCTTCCATAACACAGGTGATCTCATAGTTCATAAACTCACGAACTCGATCCGATTGGGCTTCCACTTCTGGTGTAGCCATACCAATGATTTCTGTTTTTACCGGTCCTTGAGCGGGCAGTAGTTCTTTAAAAGCAGAGGCTTGAAATTGTGTAACCGACTCAGCAAGGAGAGGGTGGGTGACACCGCTTGCGCCCGGAAACGGACGGTCGCGGTCTTCGTATTTAAACCCGAGAAGATCCAGTCCTTTGACATAGGCGTCTTCCCATTCGTCGCGGCTCATTCGGTCTTCTTCAAAATCGCCCAATAATTGAGCAGCAACTGCACCGAGTTCGCCTTCATCCATGTATTCAGCAAGGTTTGCATTAAATGGAATCATTGCCTCGACGTCCATTTCATCAGGCATAAAGTCAAGAACGGCACTGCCGTCTTGTCCAAAACTGACCTCTACATCGCTGTCCGTGGGCAACGGTGCTTCGATCTCGACTTCTTGACCAGCCTCAATGTCTAGGTCAATAAGGTCCGTGACCCGATCAATATTGGTCGGCTGTTTAAATTCATCTACCATGGGTTTCTAGTATACGCCTGTAAAGTTGGTGCCTCTTTCAGCGGCTCTACCGCCTTTAGATTTACCTTTTCCGGCGCCCGGCTGTGGTCCTTTACTGGTCTTCATTTTTTCCGTTTTTGCGTAAGGGACAAAGCCTTGGCCTTTTATTTCCAAGCCTTTATTTATTTTAGGGGCTTTTGCCATTTCTCTTCTCCAGATTTATTTAGTCAGTTTATCTTAACAAAGGAGTTTTGTCGATCAAACCTCCTATTCCTTTTTTGGGTATTTGTTTTGGCTCTGCATAGGCCTGTGGACGACGGACCATGGACCCCCTGTCTCCGCTGGCGTGTTCAAAACCGTTTCGCTTGTACCAGTTTACAAGTTTTTCTTGTGAGCCTGTTTCGGTTTTCTTTAAACTTTTTCCATACTCGCTTATTTGTTTTTTATAGGCGTCTGCAAAGTTTGTGTTTCCTGCCTGTTTATCTAATTGAGTGAAATGATTGTCTAATAAACCAATTTTTCTCGTTTTCCAACTTGGTATGTAAGAAGGAGACATGTGAACCTCGATACCCAGCCTATCTAAAACAGGGCCTTTTATTTTGCTTAAAAGCTTTTGTCCGCCCCGTGCTGTGTGTGAACGCAAAGAACCTACACCAAACTGGTTTTTAATGTCTGGATACATGTTCATATTAATAACCGCGTCCGCCATGCCGTCTTTCCCCCCAAGAACAATCTCCATTCCTAGGTCTGGGTTTTGGGTAAATCCGTCTATGTTGTCAAAGTCTCCTCGACTGTGTGCCCTGTTGTGAAAATATATTTTTCCTTCTTCTAAAATTTGTGGGTCTCTTTTTCCGGGTGTTCCTTTTAATGGGACCATGCCAAACTCTTCGAGTTCATCGGTGACTTTACGCATGTTGTAAAGCACGCCTTCTACTTCATCAAGCTTTCCATAAAGGGTGTTTCTGGAGTTGTTGATGTAATCATCAGCAACATCCATGTAGTCTTTGAGTTGTTCCTTGGTTCCCACCTGCCAAGGCGTGCCCACGTCTTTCATAGACCGCTCTGCCCAAACTTTTTCTTGTTGAAAATCTTTCATCACGTCCGCAAGAGATTGCCTGTCTTCTGGAGCACGGGCACCTTTCATTTTTCCTGATCGAATTAGTTTGTCTATTTGTTTTTCAATAAACGGAGCACGAGAAGTAGCAAGCCCCAGCACGCCTTTTGCGGCAAGCTCTGGGTTGTACATGCCCGATACGATTTCTCCAAATATTTCTAAGCCGCCTCCTTCTCTTTCAAGTCCCATGCGTCTGGCAATGTCTTCTCCGCCAAAAGGCGCAGAGAAAAAACCTACCTCTTTAAGCTGTTCTGGAAACTTCATTTTCATTATAGCTTGGCCCAGGTCCGCTGGCAGACCAGCCAGGAGCGGTAGACCTCTGGCGATGCCTCTGCCGAATTTTCGGTAGCCCTCTCTTTCTTCTGCAACGGCTTCTTCTGTTTGGTCAGGGCCTACACCATACTTACTGAAGAAAGGTGCCAGTAGTTCTTGGTCGCGTTTTTCCTGTGCTGTTGCCATTAATAATATTCTTTTCTAGGAGGTTTATAGTCGTTGTCCATCAGTTCATCTGATTCTAAAGCAATAAAGCCGCCTTGTCGATAACGCATCAAGGCTTGTGTGGTCGAATCCACCAAGTCGTCGTGGTCGCCAAAAGGAAAAGCAGCGCACTCTTCAATCAATTCGTCCGCCCACCGTTTGTCCGGGGCCCAGACCATGCCTGCTTCCAAAAGCGGGGAAACGGCGTTGACTCTGGCAACCTTGTCTTGTCCTTTGTTCGGCGAATAGTTGAGCACGGGTATTCCGGTCTGTCTCAATTCGTGAGTCAGCGGAAGACCACTGGCCTTGGCTTCAACAATCACGATGTCTGGGTCCCAGTATTCGTACTGTTCAAAGGCTTGGTTCTTAAGTTCAGGGAAGTTCCAACGCCCTTTTCGGACATCCAGCAGCAATAAATTGGGTTCTCCGCCCTCATCGGGGTAAAACACGCACCATGTGGTAATGGCTGAAAAGTCGGCAGTTTCCTTCTTGGAGAACGCTGTATCGTAACTTTGTATGACAAATTGCATGTTTGGCACCCGTTCTTCCTCCCAAATCTTCCACCACTCGCGTTTAAGAATCGCACCTTCTTCAGAAGTGGGGTTCTGCATCCATTGTGCTTCCCATTTGGACACCGGAATCGAAGCCTTTACGCCTTCTAATTCTGGCAATGTCCAGTATTCGGGCCACAGCGCTGTCCCGCTGGGCATGATGGCTGGAAATTCCACCACTTCCCATTGGTC